CTAATATAGATACATTAAGATCAATTGAAACGCTAATATTAAAATTAATATTATCAGAAACATCAGAAACATTAGAAACATCAGAAACATTAGAAACATTAGAAACATCAGAAACATTAGAAACATCAGAAACATTAGAAACATTAGAAACATTAGAAACATCAAAATTATCAAATTCATCATTAGCAACATCATCAATAGATAACCATTTAATAGTGAAACCATCTTATGCGGAAATAGTAAAAAGAATTCCAACAGATGCGCAATTACAATATATAAAAACAAGTAATCTTCTAAGTAAAAAATTAAAATATATAAATTTAATAGATTTTGGAAGAAGGAGTAAAATCTTATTAGAAAAGTTATTAAAATATGAAAAAATAGTTATGACTGAAAAAAGCAAATATCATCAAATGATCAAAAAAGTATATGATGTAATAAATAAAGAACCATCTAATATTAATAATAAATTAATGATAAAAACAATAATACAAATAAATAATATTTTCTCTGAATATAAAATAAAAAAATTTTGTGATTCAAATGATTCCAATTATACTAATAAAAATCATAAATGGGTATCAGAACAATTAATAAATACAATTGAAAACTATTTTTTATCTAATGTTGATAATTTTGATAATTTTAATGATTTAAATAGTTTTGCTGATCTAAAAATTGTTGATATTGGTGGTGGTGAAGGAAATATAATATCATTCATTGGTGAATCATTAGATATTCCAAATGATAATATTTATTGTGTAGAAAGTAGATCATCATGGTCAGAATCATATCAATTTAATAAAAAAATCAATTATATTTTTTGGGATAATTTAAATATTGATATTAAACCAAATTCAATAGATGTAATAATTATAATGGTTAGTATGCATCATATGGATGATCAAACAATTCAAAATTTGATGTTAAATTTAAATAAATTATTAAAACCGAATGGTTTAGTTATAATAAAAGAACATGATTCAAAAAATTTAACAGAAAAAAAAATAATAGATTTGGAACATCATTTATATCATATAATGATGACACACAATGATGAAATTAATGAGAATAATCTTAAATCATATTTAGATAATTTTACAAATAATTATATGTCAATAGATCAAACTGAAGAATTGTTTAAAAAAAATGGATTCAAACATATTAAAACTTTGGATAGAATGTTTAATTCATTTAATTCACATGATATAAAAGGTGATATAACAAATCCAACAAATTTATATTGGGCCTTATACACTAAATAAAATTTACTCATTTTAAAAATCAAAGAATTCCAATGATTTATGTTATTTTAATTTGTTAAGAAAAGTCCAAACAAGTTCACAAATATTTATTTATAAATATAATAAATAAATTGATAAAAATAATTGAAATTAAATAAACTTAAAAAGATATATATCAATTATAATTAGATTATTAAATGGAAGATATATATACCTTTGCATTAGGACAAAAACATCATATTGAAACAGAATATTTTAATATCAAATCAAATGATATAGATACTTTTACTGACTTAGATATCAAAAATATTTCTACATATTATGAAAATCTAATCTTATCTATTGAAAATTGTAATAAACAAATAACAGATATTGAAATTAATAAGAAAAAACAATTAGAAGCCTTTAAAGCCAAAACAAAATTATCAAAAAACAAATTTTTAACTATTAATCAAAATATCATCGAACAATTATTATCTAAATATGATAATGGTATTTATGGAATTATTAATTATTTTGCTTCACATTCCGATGAAAAATTAATTAAATATATTATATCAAAACAATATGAATATAATAATAAACCAACTATAATTAGTAAATTAATTAAAAATGGTACATTTACATCAGAAGCATCAACTGATGCATATGGAATTATATTTATGTATGAGAAATCTGAAGATGAAATAAGTGATCTACATAAAGTTCATTTGTTAAAAAATGGAAATATTTATAAATTAAATAATTCAGGTGCAGAAGAAGTAGAAGAAGCAGCAGAAGAAGTTGTAACAGATGAAGGTACAGAATCTGGTAAAGGTACAGAATCTGGTTCAGAAACAGAAACAGAATCAGACATCGATGATAAAATAGGAACAAAGGTATATGAATTTGGAACAAAAATTGTACTCAAAGAGATAATATATGAATCAGAATTAAATAGACTAACAAAAATGATAGAATCAGATGAATCAACTAATGATTTTATAGAAGAATCAGAAGATGAAGTTCAAGTAAAAATTAAATTAGAATTATTGACTAATAAAAAATCAAAACTAGAGAATTTATATAAAATTGATAAAAAGTATAAGAAATATCTCTTTGATAATGTGAAGAGTCCAGATATTAATGAATTATTACAGAGTTTTACTTTTGTAAAATCTTTATTAAAAAAAATAGCGGATCCATCTAAACAACAATTAGATATAAAAAATTTATTAAAACATGATTTTTCTAATAATTTTGAACATCTTAAGATATCAAATAGATTAGATAGACCAGAATATGATTCATTAATTGAAAAATATTTTGATTCAGATACAGAACAGTTAACATCAAATATATTAGAATTATATGATATAAATAATAAATTTAAACCATATCTTGGTACATTATTTGAGATTTTATCAAGAATTTATATAGACGATCATCTTGGATTAAAATCATATTGTTTGAATAAAAATTTGGCAGAATATTTTAATTTTTCAGCAATGATGGCAGAACCTGATACACAAACAATAACCTTAAAACGTAGACATTGGTCACAATTATTTGAGACATCTGATCCAAAAAAAGTAATAACAAGTATATTGATTTTAATTAAGACAAAAACGAAATCAATAGATCAAACATTAAAATATTTTGAAACTTTATATATGGAATCGGGATCAAATTATAAACAAAATATTAAATAAAAACATAAAGCTAATGTAATAATTAATTGGCTTATAAAGAAGAATTTCAATATTATTTCAATATTATTTTTTTTATTAATTGAATAATTTTTTTTACCATTATTAATAAATGATATTAACATTTTATTAGTAGAAAATGATCGAATACATTCATTACTAAATAATAATTTTGCAATATCATTATCTAAATTAATTAAAAATGATCCAATCAATGAATTCCACATTAAATTTATAGTTGTTTTATCTTCTTTAAATAAAATATATGTAAGGATTGGCATAATGAGTGCAATAAACATATTTATAAATAATGAACCATATACAAAAAAATAATTATTAATAAAATATGATTTATTAAATTTATTATATGTTTTTACTGAATCATCCCATAATGACATAAATTGAAAATACATTAATATAAAAAATGACAAAGCAAATATTTTATCACTAATACCTGTATCATTTTTATCATCTTTATCAGATGAACAATCAAATGATATTTGAAAATTTTTAATAATATAATATAATGGTACTACTAATTGACAAATTAAACATATTATTGAACAAAATGTAATATAATATTTATTAATCATATATTTATTTGATTTTAGTGGAACTTCTGTAAATCCATTAATTAAATAAATATCAGGTAATATATCAATTTCAGAATCTATCTTATGATAATATTTTTCTATTATTAATTTAACATATTCTGTTGGATTATTATAAATATTTTCATAAAATAAATAATCATTTGGCAAAAACATATGTTTTTCTAAATCATATGAATATGAATAATATGATTTTAATATATCAATATCTTCTACTTTAAGATATTTATCTATTTTTGTTGATAATTTTCCTAATGCATCATCTATCTCAGATACATATTTATTATTATATATATTTAAGTCTGAACGAATAAATAATAATAGTTCGGAAATATTTAATTTTTCAGGTTCCGATTTTAATAATGATAATTTTAAAATATTCTTTGTCTTAAATTTTAAACCTAGTTCCAATTCTGTTTCTGTATCTGTATCTGTATCTGTATCTGTATCTGTATCAGTATTTGAAATAATATTTGAAACATTTTTTTGTTTTAAATCTAAATCTATATTCAGATCATTTATCTTAAATATATATTTAATTTTACTTAAATTTATGTTTATTAAATTGTTATTAAATTCAATTGATTCTTTGATTAATTTATTATTTGATAATCCTAGATGTAAAAATAAATATTGATAATTATTTTTATCCGAATTTGTTGAATTATCAGAATTTGTTGAATTATCAGAATTTGTTGAATTATCAGAATTTGTTGACTTGTCAGAATCTATTGACTTATTTAAATATGGACAAATTGTTATAATAGGTAAATGTGCTTTAGTTATTTCTTGAAATGTTCCTCCATAATATTTGTCAATATTATGAAAAGATGTTTCTACTACATAATATGATTGATCTAAATCTTTAGGTAAACATATATATATATCATGTATTTTATTTATAATTACTTTATCCATTAATAATTCTATAAAATACAATTAGAATAAAGAATTATGTATGTCATAGATATATTATTATGGATAAAATTAATATTATAACATATAATGTTTTATCATCTAATTTAGCTGATTTAATGCAATCCGAAATAAAAGATAATAAAAAAATATATCCATCTGAAATAATGGATAATAAAGTTCGTTGGAAAAAGGTTTCAGCTTTTATAAAAAATAAGATTAAACAAAAATTATCTAATTTAGTTTTTTGTTTACAAGAAGTATCCGAAGATTGGCTAATCTTATTTGCTACTTTATTTAATTCATTATCTTATTCCTATATTAATGTTCAACATGGTAGAGTATTTAATGGTAATATGGGTGTTCTAATTGCATATCCAACTTATTTAACAATAATAAAATCTGAATTTTATTGTGTGGGAAAACATATTTTAATTACTGACGATGACTCTGCTAAAGCAGCATCAAAATTAAATATAGCAATATTTATCATTTTTGAGAATCAATCTATCAATACAAAATTTGGAGTAATAACTTATCATATGCCTTGTGAACCATCAGTTCCTCGTATTGGCCTAATCCATACAAAAATCTTATATAAAAAAATTATTAAATTTATGGCTGATACTATATGGATATTCGCTGGTGATTTAAATATCACTCCAGATACTATTTCTTATAGCTACTTATCATCTAAAACTAATTGTATATGGAAAAATTATTTAACATTTTATCCAATAACAAATCATGCCTACATTAGAGGATTTGAATTTAGTGGTTGTCTGGATTATATGTTCTATTCTGATGGCATTCAGTGTCAGAACCTATTATTTCCCAAGGTAAATAATATTTTACCAGATGCTTCAGAACCATCAGATCATATTCCAATATTAGCTACATTTGGATATATTTAGCTATATTTAGCTATATTTAGCTAAATTTATGCCAAACCTAGACTTTCTATATGTTCTTTCATATATACTATTTTTAAAGCATCATATAGTACTGAATCTTCTGGTTTTCTATCATTATAATTTTCTATATCACTCATATATATATTCATTTGATGATAACATGTATTAATCTTGTATGGTATATTATTTGGTTTCGTTCCTTGATTTATTCCTATTTTTAAATTTGATTCAGGTGATATTTTGAATTCATGATAAGGTAATTTCTTTTTATTTGTTAATATTTGAATAAATAATTGTATCCATTCATTTATAATGTCATCATTTCTTTTATACATATCTACAATTGGTTGTTTATGTTGTTTAATTTGTTCCTCCATGATAACTCTGCCTATAATAGTAAATAATTTATTTTTTAACTCTTCTGCTTTTGCACTATTAACAAC